TGAACGACCAGTCAATTTACCCAATAAAGCAGGACCTAAACTAGAACCACCAGTTAGAAATTTTGCAATGTTTAGCGGATCAAATTTCTCTTTGAAACCTTTTACTCTTGCTTGCGTTCTGAGTGATATTGTTTTTTTAATTGCACCACCAATCGTTGAATCGCCTGCAAGTTGATCCGATAGTATATCAGCAAAACTGGCGTTACGTATTCTACGTGCTTTTTGGTAATCTAAATTAGTAGCCATTATTGTGTACTCTTTCTTGAGTATGGTGAACGATCATCGACAACGGGTCTATTTTGTTGTCCGGCTGCGGCTGGTTGTGGCAAGTTAAAATTGTTTGTTGTTCCTGGTCCTGCTGCTGGTGCAGCTTGTTGTCTCATTTGTGAATTTTCAGCTGACATGCTTATAATTTGATCAGCTAAAGAGGAATATCCTTTCGCTCTCTCATAGTTAACGAATAAATGTGATCCTGTAGCTACACCCTTTTCATCAATTTTATTATTTCCAAAACCACGTTCAATTGATGCTATTTTGTGTCCTTTGCCCGCTGTTGCATGAATAATTTCTCTCAACGCTTCATCTTGGGTTTTAAAACTGTTTAATTTCTCCAATCCTTTTTTAACATTACCGTCAGCCAAAGTATTAATATAATATGCAACGGCAGCCTTATATGCAATAGTGGGTTCTCTTAATCGGTCTGGATTGTTAACCAAATCCACATTGACACCCATTTTAGCTAATGTTTCAGACGTTTTTGCATAGTTTGATTTACCTGTGATCGCAACTAGACCTCTACCTCTATATTTCCAACCGTCACCCGGTTGATTATTTCCCATAGTTCCACCATACATAAAATCATAAAAAGCATCATTTCCTTCCGCCATTTTCTTTCTGACCAATTCTTCAGGAACGCCCTCTTTTTCATAACCCAATGCTTTCGATAATCGCCAACCCGGTTTTATTTGTGGAAAAGTTTGTTGTATGTATCCATATCCACGTTTATTCAAAGTGGCCAAATAGTCTGCCGCAGTAAATTCATTAGATGCAACATCAATTAAAGATTCTTTGGCAGAAGTTTGCAATATTGCTTTTTGTGCATAAACGTTTGTTACACCAATTGCAGAAATTGCACCGACAACTGCAACACCGGATTTTTTTGCATCTTCTATTGTTCGTCTTGGAACTCTAGATGCAGATGGACCTGATGGACGAGCTGGTTGTGCTGTCGGCGGCCTTGGCGCAGCAGGCGGTGCAGCTGGTGGCGGAGCCGGTGCAGGTCTAGGAGCAGGTGCTGCCGGTGCTGGCGCCGGAGCAGGTCTAGGCGCTGGCACTGGTGCTGGCGCAGGTGCTGGCGGTGGCGGAGCAGGACGTGGTGCAGGTCTAGGTGCCGGTGCTGGCGGTGGCGGAGCAGGTCTAGGTGCCGGTGCTGGCGGTGGCGGAGCAGGTCTAGGTGCCGGCGCAGGCGGAGGTGGAGCAGGTCTAGGCGCTGGCACTGGTGCTGGCGCAGGTGCTGGCGGTGGCGGAGCAGGTCTAGGAGCAGGTGCCGGAGCAGGACGTGGTGCAGGCGCAGGAGCTGGACGAGCCGGTGCAGTTGGTGCAGTAGGCGCTGTTGGTGCTGCTGGCGGTTTTGTCGGTGGCACTGTTGGTGTTGGTGCACCAGGTTTAGAAGGAACTTTTGGAAGTTCCATTCCCTTTTCAATTTTTGGTTTCTTTGGTGGAGGCTTTCTGCGAACTGTCAAAGCCTTAATTATTTCAGCGTGCCGTCTAGCTTGTTCACTATCCTGTTCTTCAATGTAATTTCTTCTTCTCTCATATTCAAGTTTATTTGAATCTTCTTTTTGAAGCATCAACTTGTATATACCACCAAGAACTTCAGAATCGGATGCGTTTTTACCAAGAACTTCCGATTCTTTATTACCGCCGCGCAAAAGACTCATTAGACCACCCATCAAACTTTTGGTAGTCTTTTTTGTTGAATCGTTTATATCTGCCATTATTGTCTACTTCGTTCTTTTAATTTCTGGTTTTCTTCTTCAAGATACTGTATTAATAATGTGACGTAGATATCCCGTTCCCAGGGTATCATACTTTCAAGCTCAGACAAACTATATTTGTGGTGTTGCATCAATGAAAAGTTTGTCTTGTAATAGTTCTTTAAATCATCATAACAAATTATAATCCGAAAAAACTTTCGAGTCCCTCCACTTCTAAGCTGTGATTGAAACCACACTTAGAACAAACCAATTCAACTTTTTTCTTCAACTTTGGAATATTGTTGAAGAAGTGTTCGACTCTTTCGAATTGTTGTTGACTCATACTTTCAACAAATGTAACCAATTCTTCTTTCGTTGTTTCTTTTGCATAATGAAATTGTTCACCATCATAGATGTATTCAATAGAACTCGCAATCATGTTGAATGTAACGTCAGTGATATTGTCCATGTCAATTGAATCTTTAACGAGTCCAAATTGTGGATATTTCATCTTCACAACAATTTTATCACTGATTCTAATTTCTGGATCAACTGTCTCTTCTGATTCGGGATATATCTCAGTCAAATTAATTTTTGACTCCATGATATTGCCACACTCTTTCGTTTCGGAAACCATGTTATTACAACGATACTTTGATTCTGAAATTTCACCAACCGATTTTGCTCTCAGGTTGATAAAGTAATATTCAATATCAATGATCGGAAGTTCATCGATATCAACACCTTCAGTCAAAGTACAAACATTCAAAATCTCTCTGATGTTATGTTGAATAGTTTCTGCATCACCAGATTCCATTGCCATCAACAAATTCTTTTGTTCTTTGACTAGGAATGGTCTATATTTCAGTTTCTTTTTTGAAAGTGGCAATTCAATTTCATATGTTGGCACTTCAAGTATTGGTAAAGCCATAGTAACTCCTTATAAATTCAACCCGTTAAAGTTTCCCATCTGGTATATGCAAATGTCGCATTCAGTTTATGATAACCATCAGAACTCCAATCCAAATCCATTTGATTGATTGAGATTGGATATGATTCAACAAACTTTACTTCATATGTTACTTTATCTGTAACATCATATTGTTTAATCGTGATATCTGTGCAGTATGTATTTCGATATTTAAAGTTGTTGGTGTTGGAAGGATTGATGAGTTCCATCCATGTGTCAAATAATTTCTTCTGCACCATGCTACCATCAACAATTAATGTTACATCAAGATCGTTATATGTTGTAAGATATGGAAACTTTTCAATTGGTCCATAAGTTCTTTGTTCTGTTGTCGCCAAGGTTCTTCCAGGTATATGAGCATTCTCACATCTGAATGTCAATAAATCTTGCGAATTGCCAAAAGAGCTTAATCCTCCAGGCAAAGGAAAGAATACCTGAAATCGATTCGGTCTAGCAAAATCGCCTTTGAATGATGCGACTATTCTGTCAATTGGTAATGACATTTATGAATTCCTTATTTCTTCGATAGAATCTCGCCAAATATTCTTGGCTACGTCCTTCTTAAACTGGTGTACCGGCAGGTAAGTTGCCACATCCCATTCATCAGGTTGTACCGCCAGGATTCTCGATCTGATATGTGGATACAAATACTGTTTCACACACGGTCTAAACTCCTTAAGACGCCTGGTTGCATCCAGGATATCATAGGTTATGCGTATGCGTTTGATCTCATCATTCTCATCATAAATGGCTCTACCCATCAACTTACGCATGAACAGGATTCGGTAATTGACTGGTAAATAGTGCATATTCAAACCCAAAAAACCATCCGATTGCCTTTGAAGTGGCATTACCAGCGGAAATCTGTCATAATATGGTAAATCAAGTTTGGTTTTGGGATCATATATGAAGAAATATAAACCACCCATCAAAAACTTTTGTCTATTTGATGGTGGTGTATATCTGTATTTTTCTCTCGTTAATGGCGGAATCTGTGCAGTTGGGTTTCTGACCTGCAACATCTTTTGTTTCAACCACGCAAAAGACTGGCGACTCATGTTCTGAACGCCAGCCGCAGATTTTTCTTCTGCTATTTTAGTGAGTATTGAAGGTTTTGTAGCCATGTAATATTTAGTTAGAGTCCAAGGTGTTCTTCAGTGATGATTTTGAACTCCCAACCACGATCCAGACAGTACTCGGTGGCGGCTTTCCATTTTGCCTGGTTGACACCCCAAGTCGCAACTTCATTAATGTACTGTTTCGTTACTCTTCTTTTGACTTCCGGTGCATGTGTTTGTTTTTTTGGCTTCACCTCCAACATCATTGTTCTGTGTTTTCCGTCTTTTGTACGCACTTTGACTAGAAAATCTGGAAAATATCTATGCCATTTTCCATCGACCGGCGATATATAAGGAATAATCATTTCTTCAGAAGCCCAAGAAATGATATCTGGATTTTTATCAAGCCAGTTCATCACTCTACATTCCCAAGATGAACGATAAACAATATTTGTGTGATCACCCACATATTTTTGTGGATTTCTAGGTCTAAACAACCCTTTATAAGATGTTTTGTATGACATATAAATATTATGTATGCACTTTGCAAATAAAAAAAGAGGTAATAAATGGGGACCATATTAAGCCCGGAAGAAAACAATGCTGGAGGAACAAATGTTGCACCTAGTGGTGCACCAACTGCTCCAGCTTCAGGTGCCACGCAAACATCATATAACGAAATTGCACAACCAGTTTTCGATCCTTCAGCTGGACCCGCAGCCGATCTGTATAAGTCAAAATATACCGTTTCATCAAATTATTCATTATCTTATCCAAAAGACTTGGAAAGTTCAAAAAGAGCACATGCTGTCTATTTTGATATATATGAAACTTCACCAGTGTCTTTCAATGAAGCGTTAGGAAAAATTGGAGCAAACTCAACAGCAAGTGTTACTGTTGAGGATGAAAGTGGTGGTCACACAGTCACCAAACCAAACGAAATAACTACTGAATCTCTTGCTGATGCGTCCAAAGGTAATATAAAAACTCTCATTAAAGATTTGACTAGTGCAACTCAAAAAAATATTGCTCCGAGAACAAAAGACAATGCCGTTGGTACCATTGCATTGTATATGCCCGAAACACTGAACTTTAATTATGATGCAAATTATAATAGTTTAAGTTTGGCTGAAGCTGCTGGCAGTTTACCTTTGGGTGGATTTGGTGCAAAAGCCATAACATCTTTTATGGAAAACTCAGCCGTTAGACTCGCAATGAGTGCTGCAGGTTACGTTTTCAATCCACAACAACAAGTGTTGTTTGAAGGTATAGATTTCAGAACATATGAAATGTCTTTCACTTTCACACCAAGTTCTGTTGAAGAAACTAGAAATGTAAACGCTATCATAAAAAGTTTTCGTTATCATGCCGCACCACAGATAGGTGGAGTAGGTGGTTTCTTCTTCATACCACCATCGGTTTTCAACGTATCTTTCCGTTACAATGGAAAAGTAAATCCAAACATAAATCTTCTAAAAAGAAGTGTCTTGAAAAACGTCAGCGTAAACTATGCACCAAATGGATGGGCAGCATTCGAGGGTGATGGTGCACCAATTCAAACAGTTATGACACTTCAGTTCCAAGAAATCGTTCTTGTTGATAAGAATGAGATTAGACAAGGATTCTAATGAGTTACTTTGCAAAATATCCAAAAGTAGTTACTACTCAGGCAGATGGCACAAAAAATGTCATGGTCAATTTATTGGCCAGAAGTAGCATCATACAAACTCTATTGAACGATCCACTTTTGTTCTATAGTTATGATGTACAAGATGGTGAAACACCTGAAATGATTGCACACAGGTATTACAATGACTCTTATTACTATTGGATGATTCTTTATGCAAATCAAATAAATGATCCACAATGGGGTTGGCCACTGGATCGTGCATCATTCGAAAGATACATTGTTGACAAATACACAACGCAAAATCCATACTCAACAATACATCATTATGAAAAAATAATTACACAATTCGAATCGTCAACAAGAACCACAACGGTAAAAAAGATAACTATTGATGAAGATGAATATAATGGTTTGACACCATCAAAAAATGTTTATACTTTTCCAACAAGTACAACAACCATAACAATTACTAAAGCGGCAGTAACACTGTATCAATACGAATTGGATTTGAATGAATCGAAAAGAACAATAAAAGTCATAAAGAAAGAGTTTTCAGAATTTGTCAATAGACAACTAGAAACATTAATGTCAGAATAAAATGGTTGATACTCAAGATAACGTAGCTTATTATCCGCAAAGTGCAAGCGTAGATAAAATAAGGATTTTTGCATCAACTGGAGAGTATGATGTAACAAAAGTTTTAACTGAATTATCTTTTTTTGAAGATATGTACAGCTTCGTCATTTCTGGTTATGTAATACTGCGCGATGGTGTTGGACTAGTAGAAAAGTTACAATTGTCCGGTAAAGAAGATATTGAAATCAGTTTCGGTCAAACAAAAGGTGGTTCAGAAAACGTTAGAAAAAGATACAGAATCTATTCTATACCAGATAGAAAACCAGTTGGCAATCAAACAAGTGAATTTATAAAAATTTATTTCTGCACAAAAGAATTATTTGAATCTGAACGAATAAAGGTGGTAAAATCTTACAAAGGTAAAGCAATACACCAAATCGTAACAGATATTCTTTTGACACAATTGAAAGTTGATCCGAAAAGATTGAACATTCAAAACTTCGAAAAAACAGTTGGTGTTTATGACTTTATAATTCCCACACTTAAACCATTTGAGGCAATAAGTTGGTTGTGTACTTATGCGAAACCAGTCAAAAATGGTGGCAAGACGGCGGATATGTTGTTCTTTGAAACAAAAGATGGTTTTGAATTCAGATCGATTTCTAGCATATATCAAGATAAACCATACAAAACATACACATATAATTTAAAAAACGTTGAAACACAAACTATGGAACAAAAGATGACATCCATATTGGATTATCAATTTGTTAAAGACTTCGATAGTTTGAATGAAATTAATTCTGGTACTTTTGCCAACAGGGTATTGGCTTTCGATCCGTTAAACAGAACAATTAATATTACCGATTTTAATTATGCAAAAGATGTGAGTGTAAAACTGAATAAAGGATCGCCGACAGACGTATCAGAGTACCTTGATCCGAGATCCTCTTTAAAATTGGTCGTTTCGAATTCGAATCAAAAGTTGAAACCGACATTTAAAAATTTGGCACCCTTTCAACAAAATTTATCTCCTGACGCATTCATTCCAGAAACTGTGAAGAACCGAACCTCAGAACTGGCCTTGGCCAACTATACAGTTTTAAAGATCAGAGTACCTGGTGATACAGGTTTGACAGCAGGTTCGGTAATCAATGTCAATATGCCGTCTTTGGACTATGCGAATGGTAAAAAAGAATCGAACAAGTTTTATTCTGGTAAATACTTGGTGACAGCCGTGAGACATATTCTACAATCTCAAGGTGTATTTCAAACTGTTTTGGAAATAACTAGAGACAGTTCATCAGCGATATACGTTGATATACGTTAATAATGGAGTAAAACTGAAATGTCTAATTTTTTAGGTAAAGATGGATTAGTTTGGTGGGTTGGAACTGTTGAAAACAGAATCGATCCTCTTGGATTAGGTCGTTGTCAAGTTCGAATATTTGGCTGGCATTCTGATGGTAGTGAGGATTCAAAGCAAAAGATACCGGTGAGTGATTTGCCGTGGGCTCTACCAATAATGCCATGTAATAATTCAAAGTCTTTTTCCACACCCGAATTAAATGAATGGGTGGTCGGTTTCTTCTTTGATGGTCTATCTGGACAATTTCCTGTGATGTTTGGTGTTATTCCTGGTTTCTTTCCAACAGCAGAAGATAAAAAAGTAGACGGAAATAATTATTCACAATGAGGTATAAATGGCAACAGATCCAAAACCAACAACAGTCAACATTGCTGGCTTCGAACTAATTGATTTCAAAGTAAAAGAAAAACTTCCGCCAAATTCACCTTTCTCTGGTGTGTTTGCGAAACCTGGTGTACAAACAACACCAGCTTTGGCTAGAGGTTACGTTAAGGGTTCCGCAATTGATTTGATGAATAATAATTTGACACACGTTTGTGATTTCAGATTTATTTTCAATATTGATATTTTTGCATCTTTGGGTTTAGTCAATCCAATTGAAGCAATACAACGTTCAATTCGTAATGCTAAATTGAAAGCTGCAACTCGCATGAGAGATTTGTTGCAGAAAGCTATTGCAGTAATTAAAAAAATAATGGAAGCAATAACCAAAGCTCTAAACTTGGATTTTTCTGGGCAAATTTCTTTGAGTATTGATTTGGCCAAAAGTA